GGGCCACACGACACCATCACCACACGCTACACAACGACAAGCCGGGTCCGCCCTTGACCACACGAGTCCTAACCTCGCCTTCGACAATCCACAGCCCAACGGAACGACACGCTCGACTAGCCATGCCGAGCCAACGCCAGCCTCGCCCGCCGACATGCCATCCCGTCCGCTTACCCCTGCGCGCCGATCGACATCCCGTGCCTTGCCGCCCCTTGCGACATCCCGTCCCTTACCACGACAAGCCCCGCCGACATGCCTTCCCTTGACCCACCACGCCCCGACCGACAGGCCAAGCCTGCCCCCACCGATCCCCGTCGACTACTCTCGCCGTCCCGATTCACACTATCGACACGCCGACTCTGTCCGTCCTGTGCCATCCCTCGACCCCGCTCGCGACTGGTCATGCCGTCGGCATTTCACCGCGCATCGCCTCGCCCGACTAACCACACCGTGTCTTCGCCGTCCGCGTCTTGCCGATCGACTGGTCATCTCACCGCGAGCCATCGCTGGCCGATCGACTAGCCAACGCACCCCTGTTCTCGTCATACCGATCCCCTCGACGTTCCGTTGCGACGCGAGAACGTCTCGCGCCTGGTCGCTCCGGTTCTGCCGACTTGACGTTTAGCGTATACTGCTAATAGGGGGACTATACCCCGGCTTAGTGTTGTCGCCGGAGAATCAATGTCCCGACCACGAGGTATACCTAAAGCAAGTACAAGGGGGATGACCGCCAACGAGAGGCAGGCGGACGCCTTGCGCATGCGCAAGGCCGGGCGGACGTTCGAGGAGATCGCCGAAGCCCTCGGATACGCGAACGCATCCGGAGCCCACAAGGCCGTCCTCGCCGCGCTCCGCGAGACGCTCCGCGAGCCCGCCGAGGAGTACCGCAACCTGCACCGCGATCGGCTCGAGTCGATCTACGCCGCCTACTATCACAAGGCGGTGTCCGGTGACGAGAAGGCGGCGGCGATCTGTCAGAAGGCCCTCGCCGACCTCGCCGAGCTCGATGGTCTCAACGCTCCCCGCCGGGTCGAACAGAAGCTCGGCAGCATCGACGATCGCCCGATCCCGCTCATCATCGCCGCGACCGAGGGCGGCGAGTAGGTGGTCGCCCTCGCCGAACCGCGCGCGGAGACGTTCTACCCGTCGCAGCGTCGGTTCATCCTCGATGACCACCGGAACGTCGCCTTCGTCGCCGGTCGCAACTCCGGGAAGACCTACGGCGGGGCCGTCCGCGCGCTCCGGCTCCTGACCCTCAACCCGGGCCGGCTCGGGCTCATCGCCGCGCCGGACTTCCCGATGCTCGAGTTCGGGGCGAAGCGCGCCTTCCTCGAGCGACTGCGCGCGCAGCGGTATCGATTCGAGCTTCACCAGCAGCGGGGAGTCGTCACGATCACCGCGCCGATCGAGGCGGAGGTCCGGTTCGCCACCCTCGAGAACGAGAGCCGGGTCCGCGGTCCGAACTACGCCTGGGCGTGGATCGACGAGGTCGAGTACGTCACCGACCGCGCGATCTGGTCTGCGCTCAAGGGCGCGATCCGCGACGGCGCGAACCCGTCGCTCTTCGTTACCTCGACGCCGAAGGGTCGCCGCATCATCTACGACGAGTGGGTCGCGAACCCGACCCCGCAGCATGTCCTCTACCGCGCCACGACCCGCGACAACCCGTACATCGACGCGGAGGACTACATCGCCGGGCTCGGCTACTCCGGGCGGTTCGCCGCGCAGGAGATCGAGGCGGAGTTCGTCGCGTTCGACGGGCTCGTCTACCCCGGCTTCAGCCGGGTCGCGAACGTCGCCGCGACCGACGTCACCGGGTGGCGCACGCTCGTCACCGTGGACGTCGGCACCCGCAACCCGACCGCGATCCTCACCGTCCACCAGGCGGGCGACGATCGCGTCCACGTCTCCCGCGAGGTCTACCGCCGCAACCTCTCGAGCGCGGAGATCGTCGCCGCGATCCGCGAGGCGATCGACGCCGTCGCCGCCGAAACCGTCGTCATCGACCCGAGCGCGGCGGGCTACATCCTCGAGCTCCGACGGCTGGGGTATCACGTCACCCCGGGCGACCACGCGATCACCGAGGGCATCGGTCGGCTCACGACCGCGATCGCCGACGGCCTGACCGTAGACCCGGCGTGCGCGAACCTCATCGGGGAGTTCGAATCGTACCGGTATCCTGACGGCACCCGCACCGAGTCGGACAAGCCGATCAAGGACCACGACCACGCGCTCGACGCTCTCCGCTACGCGGTGATGCACCTTAGCGCGCCGAGTCTAGCGGGGAGGTTGTTCCTGTGAGTCGCATGCGTCGATACGCCGACACCGTCGCCCGAGCGTTCGTCACCGGTCCGGGCTCCGTCCCCGATCCCGGCATCACGAATTACCTCGCGGGCTTCGGTCTCGAGCCGGAGAGCCGGACCGACTACGGCGCGTACATCCAGACGAGCAACGCGGTCTACACGACGTCGCGTATCCGCGCGTCGCTCCTGTCGTCGCTGCCGATCGTCGCCTACCGCGTCGGTCCCGACGGTCGCCGCGACAAGGTGACCGCCGGCCCGCTCGTCGAGCTCCTCGCGAAGGTCAACCCGTTCTGGACCTTTCAGCGTCTCGTCGAGATGACGGAGCTCAGCCTCTGCCTCTGGGGGTCCGCGTACATCTTCCTCGACCGGGGGACGAACCGACGCGGGCGACCGATGGAGATGTGGTGGGCTCGCCCGGACCGCGTCACCGTCGTCCCGGACAAGGAAGCCTACGTCTCGCACTTCCTCTACCAGATCGGGAGCGACCAGGAGCCGATGCGCTTCGAGCGCGACGAAGTGATCTGGCTGCGCTACCCGAACCCGCTCGACGAGTTCGACGGGCTGTCGCCGCTCGCCTCCGCCGCGATCGCCGCCGACACCAGCCGGGCCGCGATGATCTCGAACGCCGCGATGTTCAGGAACGGCTTGCAGTTGGCCGGCGTCGTGCAACCGGCGAACGGGCAGACGCTCACCGAAGAGCAGGCGCGCGGGCTCGAGCAGTCAATGTCGCGCCGGTTCAAGGGCGCGGACAAAGCGCACCGGTGGGGCGTCCTCCGCTTCGAGGCGAAGTTCCAGCCGCTGTCGGTGACGCCGAAGGACGCCGAATACCTCGGCTCGCTCAAGTGGTCGCTCGAGGAGATCTGCCGCGCCTACGGCGTCCCCCTCGACCTTGTCGGCGGCGAGCGCACCTACGCAAACCAGGCGGATGCGCGGCTCGCGATCTGGACGGACACGATCCAACCGGAGGCGCGCTTCATCGCGACCGAGCTCACCGAGCAGTTGTTGCCGCTCTTCCCCGGCGTCGCCGATGTCGTCGAGTTCGACCTCTCCGGCGTCGCGGTGCTGCAAGAGGCCGAGGCGGCCAAGTGGGAGATCGAACGCCAGAAGCTAGACGCTGGAATTATGCTGCCCAACGAGTGGAGGGCGTCGAAGGGTCTCGACCCGGTGCCGTGGGGTGACGCCTGGTGGGCACCGACCGGGAGTGGCGGCCTCGGTCCAGTCTCCTCCACAGTTCCGCCGGTAAGTGCTGCGACGGCATTGTCGAACGGAACCTTGACTGTCAACGAGGTCAGACAGTCGCAGGGTCTCGAACCGGTGTCGTGGGGAGACGCATGGTGGGTTCCTGCTGGATCAATGCCAGTCACGTCCGGCGAGGTCCCAACAGCGCAGGAGCCGGTCCAGCAGCCGATCGACGACACGCCTATCGACGACGAAGACGACACGCCGAACGACCTCGACGACCTCGCGCGCTCGCACCGCGCTGTCGCCGACGTGGACCTGCGACCGACCGAAGAGATCGCCGCCGTCGCCCGCCGCGCGCTCGCGTGGAAGGAAGACGGGCGACCGGGCGGCACCGCCGTCGGTCTCGCCCGCGCGAACCAGCTTGCGAACCGGGAGCGGGTGTCGCCGGAGACGATCCTCCGGATGAAGAGCTTCTTCGCTCGCCACGAGGTCGACAAGGAGGCCGAGGGCTTCAGCGACGGGGAGGACGGCTACCCGTCGCCCGGTCGCGTCGCGTGGGACCTCTGGGGCGGCGACCCGGGTCGCGCCTGGGCGGAGCGGAAGCAGCTCGAGATCGAGCGCGAACAGGAAGCCGGGCGGACGATCGTCGTCACCGGTCGCGAGTACGGCGACCCCGAACACGTCGAGCGGTTCGCCGCGTGGGTCCGCCGCCTCGAGCCGGAGGAGCGTCGCTTCGGGAACGCCGTCGCCGACCTCATGCGCCGACAACGGCAGGCGGTCCTCGCCCGCGTCAAGAGCGAGCGCAGCGCGCGCACGATCGAGGATGCAGCCGAGAACCCGTTCGAGCTCGCGCGGTGGATTCGGGAGTTCCGCGTCGTGATGCGACCGATCTACCGAGACATCATCGCCGCCGCCGGACAGGACGGGCTCGCGCAGACCGGCGTCGGGATGGCCTTCGACGTCCTCGACCCGCGCGTCGTCCGCTTCATGGAGCGGCAGATCCAACGCTTCGCTGAAGAGGTCAATCAGACGACGTGGGACGCGCTGCGGGTCTCCCTCGGCGAGAGCATCGCCGCCGGCGAAGACGTCCTCAAAGCCGCCGACCGCGTCAACACGATCATGGGCGACCGCATCCGGTCGAGTGCGGAGGCGATCGCGCGGACCGAGGTCGGCACCGCCGTCAACGGTGGGCAGGAGGAGGGCTGGCGACAGTCCGGCGTCGTCGGCGGGAAGCGGTGGCTGTCCGCGATCGACGACCGCACGCGACCCGATCACGTCGCCGCGCACGATCAGGCGGTCGCGATGGATGACCCCTTCACCGTCGGCGGGGAGCAGGGGATGTACCCCGGCGACTTCCCGAGCGCGCGGAACGTCGTCAACTGCCGGTGCACGATGGTCCCGATCAGCGACACCGAGTGGGCGGCGATGCAGGCGGGCTCCTAGGTCATGGGCGACCGTGAACGCGTCCTCCTTTTGGCCATTAGACAGGCTATGCTAATCTG